ATTAGGATACTTACCGATGAGTAGTGCTTTCTTTGCTTTGGACTTATCACCAGTATAAAAGAATATACTACTAATGAGTTTAAACAAAGATTCCCCGGATAAAAGTGGGATTTTATGAACCAATTCTTCAATTCTCTTTGCATTTTTGGACAACTGTTTACCTTGATGTAACATCTCCAAGGAAACCTGCTCTTTTGGAGTAGGATTCCAGACAGATAAACCTGTTGAACCAATTAAAACTGGTTCAGTCATGTTTACCAATGGAGTATAATGTTTACCATCACGGCCAACAACTGACTCTTTTCCAAAGCTCTTTAGGGAGCCTGTTTCAATGTTATAAGTATAATTTGCAGCGTTACTTCCCTGTGATTTAACGAATTCAATTGCTTGAATAAGCTTTTGTTCAGCGATCTTACTTTGAACATCTAACAGTTTCTTCTTAATATTAAGGGAAATAGGAAAGCGTTTAATCCATAATTCATAAAGAACTGCAGGAAGAAATTCAACAAATCTCATTGCGAGCATAATGTTTTTTGGACCTAAAGGACTGAGGTTGTAACCATTGATACTTCAGAGTTGCTTAGCAAACTCTAGAACAGTTCCGTCAAACCCCTTAATAGGATTTATCTCCATACCTAAATAGGAGAAAATCTCTTTATAAGATTTGGCAACTCTTTGATCAGCCATAGCACCGTCATCACCAAGAACCATATATGGTACCTTGGAGATTGACACCCTAGATCTAATGGCAGCAATATGAACAATAACATGGTGTGTTAAAGCTAACATCGCAAAACTTGAATAAGCACCCATTGGTTGACCTACACTATATCGTATAAGTTTTCCTTCAAGGTACCAGTCACGTTCCAAGATACGAAGTCAAAGACTTCCATCATAACCTAATAAATTTAGGATTTGGGCTTGTAACTTCACTGGGAGTCGGTCCGTCGCCGCAGACAGATCCATACTTTGACACCTCTTTCCTTTTAGACCGTTCAATGATTTAACATTGAGTTGTTTAAGAAAAACTTGAATAACCCGTTGTTGATCTCTAGTACCATCTTGTTCTAATGTATCAAGATGTCTATAGATAGAATCATGAAGAGGTCTGAAAAGTACTTGTGTTCATCAGTCTGTGATCCCGATAAGACGACGTTTACCCCTTGCTTCCTTAAGGACCGCAATGCGACCCAAAAGTGAAGTTACAAG